GTACAAGTGATTCTAGTTGAGATTTAAATTTATCAAATGATCCACCTAAATCTTTTTTATCTTTAGAAGGAGTAAGCATTCCTCTTACTTGTTTAAGAGCTTGTTCTAAAGATTTATCATTGTACATCGGATGTGAAATCGTTGTTTCAAGAGTATCATCAGTAGCTTGAACATCTAATTCATAATTACCGATCATATTCTTTAATTCAGTTTGCTCATCTTTAGTAAGAGTACCTGTAATTGTCCATTCACCACCTTCGTTTAGATTTTCTTTAACAACTTTAGGCATTTTAACTTTCTGCATTTGATTAGCAGCATCTACCATTTCAACAGCTTCTTTTTTCTTTTTAGCCTTTTTCTCTACTGGAGGTTTAACTTTAGGAGCTGAAGGTGATTCAATACCTGAGAGTTTAAGTGCAGTATAGTAGAATGGGTTTTCAGCTAAATGATCTAAAGCAATTTTTTTAGCTTTATCTAAATCATCTGTATGTTCCAATTCAACTTTAATACCCATCCTTAATTCTTGTGGGTGGATTTGATTTGGATGTAATTCAGCTTTAGGTTCTTTTTTCTTTTTAGCTTCACTAAGTCCACCTTCAAAATCATCAAATTTAGTGTATTTACCTGCTTCTTCTTCTTCTGCTTTAGCAATCATGTCAATAAATTCAGCATCTTCATCTTCACCATTTGCTGGTTGAATTGATTCAGGATTAACAGATATAAATCCTTCTCTATCTATTGAAGAAATAGTACCAATATATTCATTTTCTTCTTCATCGTATAATGATACTTTTCCTCCCGGGGCATCTGGTTCTCCGCTTTGATTATCAACATATAATTTTTTACCATTATAGTCATAAGAAGGAGCTTCATTAGCATATGCTTCATTTAGTATACCCTTATTTTTAAGGATTCTAACTGAATCTTTAAATGAAGTTACATTAGTAACGTATTGAGGCATTGTCATACGTAAACTTCTCATGAAGTTATGTTGGGACATTCTACCTTCCATTAAATCAATGTACTGTTGTTTTATACTTTTCATAGTTATTATGCTTTTCCTTGTCCACGATAGTTTCTTTCAGAATGATCGTGCTTGTTATATGATTTTTTTGCTTTACCTTTTTTACGCTTACCGAATGATATTTTGTGGATTTCACCACCGCCTTTACTCTTTGCCATTACTGCTGGAGATTTTTAATTTTATTGTTAAGATGGTTTACCATTTCTGATATTTTGGAAACGTTATTTTGGGTTGCTTTCCAATATTTTATACCTTCCTCACCTTCACTTAATTCTTGCTTCATACGAGATGTATATTCTACAATACGATCAATTTCTTGTAATTTACGTTTTACTTCACGAATTGCTTTATGTAATTGTTCGTTTTTAGTACGAAATTTTACATCGTTTTTAAATTTATTGTATGTTACTTCGTTAAGTAATTCTTGCTCGATAATTTGTAGTAATGTTTCGTTCATAGCGGATTTTTTACCTTTCCATAATTCTTTATAATCAAGTACTTTGGAATTTTTAGGCATTCCACCTGCTAATTTCCATCCTGATCTTTGTGCTTGTTTAGTAGCTGCATTTAGACCTTGTCCTTTTTTGGCAAATGCTTGAGGAGTTAAATATCCACCTGCATCTCCAGAAACAGACATTTCGTCTAACATCTCGTATACAAGTGATTTAATATATTCTTTGATATCCACTATTTAACAGCTTTTAATTCTTCAATTAATTGATAATATTGTAAAAGAGAAATAATGTTTTCATCTTTTACATTTTGTGTTTTATCTAATGGATGTAATAATGTAATTACCTCAGCTAATTTAATCTGAGTTGTTTTATCAGCTACTGTAGGTATAATTTTGGTAATTTGTTCATTAATTATTGTAAAATTTTTATTAACAAAATCTCTCAACTTAGTTGTATTAGAGATATTGTTAATGAATTCTTTTAATATTAATTTTTGGCGATCTGATAATGTAGCATATTTGCTGTTAAATTTCTCCAACAACATACGATAAGCTAATATGCGAGATCCTTTATCCATATTAGTAAATTCTTCCATTACACGATCCTTTACACTTTCCTTGTCAATTTCTTTACGTGTAATATGTTCTAATAAGGTAATCTTATTATCAATAATATGCTGTGGTTCAGTAAATTCTAATGAATTGTGTGCTTCAATTAAATTAAAGGCAGCAGCATATTGTTTGTAATGGTTAATTTTTGCCTTAAAGAATTCCTCAATATCATAATGATCACGAATTTCTTTAATTATGTTGTATTTCTCCTTGCGTAAAGCGGTTTTATTCAAACGCAAAGAAGCCTCTAACGTTGAATTGATAAACGTTTCGGCTTTAGCTTCGCTAAGAGATTTAGGTGTAATTAACGCTTGGTATAATTTATATTCTTTAGCTAATTCAGATTTGTTAAAGTATTTTCTAACTATTCCAATAGCGGCCGAATCTTTATTAGATACAGTATCAGATGCTATTTGACGAACTAATAGTTCGAATAATATACCTGTGTTTTTAAACTTTGAATGTTTTATTTTCATAATGAGTAGTGTACACTATCAATAAATATGTATTTATTATATGTCCTTAATATTTTTCTCATCTAATAGTGATGGTTCCTGATCAGGTCCAACCACTAATGTCTTACGAGTTATATTCATACCTTCAAACAATCCTTTGTGTTTATTTAATTCAGATAAACCAACGGGTGATCCACCTTTTGGTGTACCATCTTCACTAGGTATATTAGCAGTATATAATGTATTATTATCTTTTCTACCTAATCTATCTTTACCCAATGGATCGTCTTGTGTATTGATCATTGATGCTTTCTCTATAGGACGGCCAATAGGACGTTTTTCATCGTATCCAGGAGGTACAGGACCATCAACATTCATTCCTGCTCTACCTTTACCATATAACGATGCTAGGTCGTGTGGTGTACCAAATGATCTACCTGTTTTAGCTGGATCATTGCCTTCGTTTTCAACCTGAGCCATTCTAAATACTCGTTTTTTATCTTCGATTACTAGATCACGATATTCATCAAATTCATCTTCACTAAATTGGAATATATTATCATAAATCCAATCTGAGGGTAATAGATTAGTATCTTGAATTGATTTAGCTAGATCAACTTTTTCTTTCCACAATGCAACTTTTTCTTGTTCATAGATGATTGACGGAACAGTTAACGATAATTCAAAGTTAGCCAATGATTCACCTTCATATCCTTGAACATATAAATGTACTAATGCCATTTTATATAGCTCAGATAAAGCAACACGTTGAATACGTTCAACTGTACGAGCAAATCTAATATCTTCAGCAGCTAATGTAGCTTTACCTTGTAGATCTTTTTCAAATCCAAAATATGCTTTTGGTATCTTAAGCGCAGCTAACATTTCATCACGTAGGAATACTACGTCTTCAATTCCACCATACTCTAATCCTTTAAGAGTATCAATTTTAGTTGCTGTATCATTTCCACGAGTTGGAAGATAAAAATCTTCCATCATGTTTTGTAAATTATAACGCAGATTATAATCGCCAGTTTGATGATCCATGTATGGAGTTTTCTTCATCTTCTGTATTATCTTCTGCATATATGCATCAACTTCATGTGGTGGTATATTACCAACATTTACAGTGAATACACGTTTTTCTGGGGCGCGAGTAATACGATGTAGCAACATCGCATCTTTCATTAGCACATATTGCTTATATGTTTTACGAGCAGGCTCAATGTATGAACGACCATAAGGTAGATAGTTAGCATCTGTTAATAGTCTAAAGTGAGCTATTTCGTAGTTTTCAAATTTAATTTTACCATCTCTATCTTTAACACGTGAACTAATACCACCAGCAGCGATTACCATTGGATCGATTCTAAAACATACGTAAGATGGATTTTCAGGATTTTGTCCTTCTTCACGAACCATATCATATACTGATAATGGTGTTACATTGTAAATACCGAATTTTTCAGCAATTTCCATATGTAAATAAAAATCACCATATTTACACATGTTTCTAATCCACAACCATAAATTAAATTCAATATTTAAAACATCGTAAAATAAATTATATAAAATACGTTGAATATTTTCATCAGCACTTCTAATCTGTAATACTTCACCCATTTCATTTTTAAGAGTAGACTCATCTGAAATGATATCTAGAGTAGAAGCAATGATAGAATCTGTATCCATTGCTTCATAGTCAGTGTATAACTGAATACGAAGTGTTTGGTAGTTCATCGTTGGGTTATATGGCATATTAGCGCCATAACGATGAAGTTTAGTAAATCTATCTATAAGTGCGTTGGTTTTTACATTACCAAAGGATTGGATTTTGTCTACATCTATTACCTTTAGTTGATTACCACCTACATTTCGTATGATTACATCAGTACTAAATAAGCGTGTTAATCTATTAAATAAACCTGGTTGGTTATCTGCCATTATGTTGTTTTATTTATATGTATAAATATTTATTATCCTAATATCCATGATGCATCTTCAAATCCCCCGCGGCCGTCATTCATTGCATATGGGTTTTGTTGTCCACTAGGAAGTAATGGACCCATTTCATAGCTTGTTCTAGTAATATTAGATATCATTGCTCGATTCAGATCCATTCCTTGTTCGTAGAATTTCATTGCTGTGTCTCTTGTGAATAATCCTATTCCTAAAGACATTACTAAATCATCATTATATCCGTTTTGTGCTTGAGCCTTACCGTGTTGCCAAATAAACACACGTAATTCTTCTAATAAACGTTTAGAACGAAAAGTAAAAGCCTTTTCACGAATATACGACTCCATTTTTGCTACAACAAGAGGTCTTGTTTTAGCTGATGTAGTAAAACCAGGAACTGTTTGTTCCTTTTCCATTTTATCCATCCATTTATCAATATGCATTTCACCGTAAGCACGAGGTGAATAATATAGTTTTTGATATCCTTTTTCTATAATTGTATTAATCACATCCCAACCTATATTTGCGTTTTCCACCACAAGCAAAGCATTATTATACTCAGTAGCAACAGAAACGAGCATGTTTCCAAAAGTGCGCGTGTCGATCTGCGATTTATATTCTGCCACTTGCTCACAAGTTGTCGCATCAATGATATGGAAAGCAGAAAAGTCGCTACTATCTCCACGAGCAACATCAGCACATACAATATACTGCTTACTATAATCAGGATACTGCCAAATCCAAAAGTCGCCACCCATAAAGCGGCGCTCGACAGGATCTTGTACAAATGTTTCTTCATAAAATGATAATAAGTCGGGTTCGATTACTGAGTTACCAGATCCTAAAAAGTCACAGTCGTATTCTTGAGCAAACTCACGAGGTGACATATTTGTTCTTTCTCTTTGCTCCCAGGATTCATCTCTATCTGGGTGTAAATTCCATCTTAATTTAATTGCTTTGAAGTCATTTTTACCTATTTCAGCTTCAGCATACATTCTATGAAACCAATTACCAACCCCATTTGGAGAAGATAACGCAATGATACCTCCACCAGTTGCAATTGTAGGTTTAATACTTGTATATATTTTATCAATACCCTCAATAAACGCAGCCTCATCTATCAATAATAAAGATACTGCGTAAGATCGACCTGCATCTGATGCAGCTGATGTGGCAACTATTTGAGAGTTATTGGATAATTTTAGTGATAATTTATTATCTGATACAGGTTTTTGATTACCTTTTAACCAAGAAGGTAGATTATTGTACATAAACTGTACCTTTTCAACCATTCCTTTGGCAGTTTCTTGCTTAGTTGCTATACAAAGTACTGTTTTATCTTTATTAAATAGCATTGTCCACAATGAATATCCTGCAGATAATGTTGATATACCTAATTGTCTTGATTTATTTATAATACTAAAACGATTATTTCTAAAATCATTTAATACATCTTCCTGGAATGGGTATAAATGAAATAGTACTCTTCCCTTGATTGGGTGTGTAATATAACAGTATTTACGGAAAAAATGTACAGGATCAGTAGCGCACTTGATATACTCCTGCTTTATTATTTCTTTAATATTAGCTTGACTCATGTATATAAATATATAAAAAGAAACCCCAACTTACGTTGGGGTCAGTCCTATAATACTATCATAGGAGGGGCTTGCATGGGTATGGATTATTTTACTAACATCAAATATACTAAACCACCAGCTATTAAACCAGCACCTATTTTAGTAAATTTGTTTTTAGTTTTTAATTTTGTATTTTCTAATTGTAAAATACTGTGTTGGAATTTCCAATCTTTAATTTGTGTTTGTTGGTTAAGCATAATACCTTTGTAGTTATCTTCTTTTTTAACATATAAAGCAATAGTACTATCTTTAACTGCTACTCTATTTTCTGTAGAAGCAATAACACTATCTTTAATAATAATAATTTGTTTAGCACCATCTAATTCTACTAAATCTTTAGCAGCAGATACTAATACTGGTTGAGCTACTGGTAGAGGATTAGTTACTGTGTCTTTAGGGTAGCGTTTATAAAATGAACTAACTAATTCAACTTCAGAGAATTCATCTATTTTAACTGATTCTACTTCAACGTATTGAACGATGGTTTTAACTTTAGCTTTTTGATGATCAATAACATATTGCAATGAATCATCAATTTGGCTTAAAACAGCAACGGCAGAATCATGTTTTTGGATTTCAACTTCCATTGAATCAACAGCTTTTGTTAAGCTATCCTGTGTTGTCCTGAATTGATCGGATAATCCGTAATATTCAACTTTATTGCACACTAACCAACCGAACAATAATATAACAATAATAGGTAATATATATTTTTTCATAATTTATTTTTTAATACCAGCGTAATATTGCATTCTTCCTTTTGTCCACTCATCAAGTGGTTCGGCTTCTGTTTCTTCAGGAGCTGCTTTTTTATTTAATTTAGCTTGACGAGATTGAAGATATTCATTTCCTGCTAATAAACCATCCATTTTAGTTTGTAATCTAGCTTTAAGATCACGGAGATTTTGTAATTCATTAGATGGTGTATCTGAAATATCACCTATAGATGGTCTGGAGCGTTTTGTTTTTAAGATATCGCTTTTTACTTTGGATAGACGATTTTCCAAATCAGTATATTGCATAAACGCTTCGTAATCTTCATCAGACATTCTACCTGTTGCTACGTCAGCTGTTTCAATTTCACCTGCTTCTGGTTCTTCTTCTCCACTACCCATCATTTTAGCGAATGATGCTTCAATTTCTTCATCACTCATATCACCTTCAATTCCACCTTCTGGTCCTTCATATCCAGCTGGTACATCTTCACCATCTTCTGGTTCAGCAACTGCTGGTTGTGGACGATTAAGACGTGGTGCTGCTTGTCCACCTGATTGATTAATTGCTCCTGAAGCAACAAGAGCCATAAAATCAGCATTAATTGGATTTTGTTTATCATATCCTAATTCACCTGCTACATCAATTTTAGACATTGGTTCGCCTGTAGCTTGCATTGCAGTAATAATACGATTTTTCTTACCGCTAAAATCACCAGCGTTAGTACCAGGAGCTAATTCATAACGTACTGCTACGTTTGCTAATTCATCTAAATCGTTTTCAGATACTACTGATGATCTTCCTGAGGCTAAGTCGCTTTTTTTAGCTTGTAAAGCTTGGATTTGTTTATTTATTGCATTCAATTCTGCATCTTTAGCTGCTTTTTCTTGAGGAGAAATCTCAGCTTCGCTCATTACTTCTTGAATAGCTTCACGAACAATTTTATGTAAGTCGGTTTTTTTCATTTTTATCTATTATGTGTATAAATATTATATGTTTTGTAAAATTGTCGCAATACGTTCCTCAGTTGTACCTTCAACACTAATCAAACGCTTTGGTTTATATTCTTCCAATGCCATCTGGATTGCAGTATCTATTTTAACACGATAACCTAAGTCAGTAGTTCTAATACCATTATCTTCTACACTAACACCACGTGGAGATACATAAACAACTAAATCATAATGATCTTTAAGATACATAGCAGCAGTAACAAATGATTGTTTTGCCCAATCATCAATTGATTTAGCTGATAATGTAAATGAGCATACATCCCATATTGTTCTGTCAGTAACAATATTTTCCTGTAGTAATTCACTAGCACGCTCGGCTAAAAATATAAATTGACCTGGTAGGGTAGAATCAGTATTTAATGGAATACCTAAATTGCTAAGATATTTACTACGTTCAGTTTGTATAGTATAGCCTTTAAATTGGTCTAACTCACCTAATGCTTTTGCTAATGTAGTTTTCCCACATGACATCGTACCAGTTAATCCTATTCTCATTTTTTATTCTTATTATTTATTTTTTTCATTTGACGTGCTGTTTTCTTAATTTGTTTAGCTTCTTTAGCACGTGCTTTAGATGCTTTCTCAGCTCCAGCCTTATATTTAATATCTACAGAAACAGGACCTCGTTTAAATTTATCTAAATCGAAAGTCCATGTTTCAATAGTTTCTTCATCTTCATATACACGAGTAAATTTCATATAGTAAAGATATAATATTAATTTTGCTTAAACTCTGGCTCCAGCAGCTTTACCAGCAGCTGATTTATAGAAGGGTTGTCCGTTAACGTCTTTTTTCTTTTCTTCCCATTGCTCTTTAGTATGCTTAATTCCGAATAGATAATATTCAGCTAAACGTTTATTACCTTGTGGTATTAAAGCTGGCCCTTCCCAGTTGTGAATTTTTCCATTTAGATAGTAGATGATACTACCATCAGCTGACTTCATTTTCTTTACTTCTGACATGTTTGTTTTATTTTAAAAGTGATTCTGCAACATAAATTCCGTGTGCTCCTGAAACTGTAATACCTCTAGCTGATAGAGCATCACCTACAAAGTGTACATTTGGGTACTCATTTAATGATAAGTCTGTGTAATTAACAAGTGGTTCTGGTGATAGGTATTTTACTTCAGGCATATATATACCCCAATCATCCCCCATTTCGGGAAATATAATTTGCATATTAGTAATAAAATCCTCAATATATTGAGCATATTCTTCACCTAATGATTCAAATAAAATATCCATTGTATCTACTTGTACAGCAGATACTGTATTATTTTCTGATGTTGACCCTGGTTTGCGAGTTTTATTTGGTGAATAGTAAGTACCAGTTCCATTAATTTGGAGTTTTTGTACTACATCTCTACTCCATTCAAATGGATCTTCAATACCTTTGATTTCCATTAAGATACCAAAATTGGTCATGTTGTTTCTGAATTCTTCCCCTTTTTTGGCGTGGCCATTATAGCTTATATCCCCATAAGTTTCTTCAACCGCCACATAAGCAGCGTTGTTATTAGTACAAAAGCTACGAAGGGATACATTATCAAATTTTTGATATAATTTAAAATCATATGATACATCTATTAATTTTTGAAAATATTTCTGTGGTGCTTCAAATCGAACTCCAATTTGTACTGATTTAGGTTCATTAGGTAGTTGATAGTCATCTGCTAGTTGTTGTGCAAAGTCAATACCTGATTTACCTACTGCAAATATGAGTGTATCATATGGGGTTTCAAATTGAAAAGGAAGCGTACTTAGCATATTTCCCTTTCCTATTATTTTATTTTCAATAAAATCAATATTATTCACCTCAGCATTCCATAAAAATAAAATACCTTTATCAACTAAATATTGATACCATGATTTAGCAATTTCATGTAAGAAATTAGAACCAATGTGCCACACAGGAAACAACCTTAAACCAAAATATGGTTTAATAAATTCAGGTTCTGCTTGTGGATCAGACATAAATATTTCTTCTGGTTTAGGGTGAAAACGTCTGAAATTGCTGATAACTTGATCCATCAATTCCATTGCTTTTTCTTCACCGCAATACTTAGATAATTGACCACCAATTGCTGTATGGTATGTTAATTTACCATCACTCCATCCACCAGCACCAAGCATACCTGTCATTACTTCTTCAGGTAAGCGGTTGTGTGGGTCATTACCTTTGTCAATAATGGTAATTAGACTACCATCGTAGCCATTATCTACTAATTTAGTTGCAGCATTAATGCCTGCTACACCGGCACCTACAATTACTATTTTTTTATTCATAAATTAAATTAAACATGTAAATATAATAAATTTATTTTGCCTAAAATAGAGAAAGCCCACCTTTAGGGTGGGCTACAGCTCCAATATTTTATCTCTTGCGAGCGAACAGGCTATAAATCTGTTCTATATGTTATTGTTTAGTTATTTCTAATTGATTTGGGGAGATGGTAAGTGTAGCTTCTTCATCATCAATAAATGTTATTCCTCCGTGTTGTTTTAAATAACTAAATAATTGAGGTATATCTCCTTCTCCATGGTATTCTTCATCTTTAAAATAATGAATAAAAAGTATTTCATCTGATGGGTTATTGGGGTCATATGTTCCTTCATACTCTTCTCCAAATCCTTTTATAGTAGCAGTTTCTGTGTTAGGATCTAATATAAATTCAAAATTATTATTTTCTTCATTTAGTTGTGATTCATTAATTAAACCAGCTAATTGCTGCATTCTTTTAATTTCGTTAATTTGCTTTTTCATTTTTTTTTATTTATAAATATTTATATTTTATCTCTTGCGAGCGAACAGGCTATAAATCTGTTCTATAAATTAAATTTCTCTTGCAGCTCTATAATATTTTTCAGGGTAAAATCCAAATCTAGCGTTTTTAATGCCTTGTTGATTCATACCAGTTCTGTATGTTACATACATATAAGGCTCATAATCTCCAGAAGGGGTTGAAGGATAAATAAAAATTTTAGGACTTTTTATTTCAAAATTTCCACTATCTTCATTTTTTTCTAAACTAATGTTTCCAAAACAAATAACTTGAACTTTATCTTTACCAAATTCAGTTCCACGACCATAACAAGCTAAAGCTTTTAATTCATCGCTTTGTATTTTTCTTTTATAATTTTGTCGAGGTTGTAAAACACTATCTTTAGTATTACTTTTAACATCATCAACAAAAGCTTTTACTTCAGGATCACTACTTATATCATATATTCCAGAGTATTGTTGGGATCCTTTAAGATCTTTATGTTGGACAAATAAATTTTGATCTCCAAAAAATTCAAAATCAGCTTGTTTATTTCCAATTATTTTTTCTACTTTAGTAATATTATTATAAATTGATTCTCCCACTTGTATATTTATACTTCCTCCTTCTTGTTTTATAACATTGTTAATGTTATTTATTTCATATTCTTCTATATCGGTTCCTGCAGATTTATCTAATCCTAATACAATTAAAGCTTCTTTTCCTTGATATGGAAATTTAAATGCAAAATTTCTACCACTAGGATTATCCTGGCCTTTAGGGGGGATAATTTTAATTTCTTCAGGAGCAATATCTAGTACATTAGAAATAATATCGGCAAAAGAATCATTGCTTATATTACCTATGTTTTTTACTCTTTTTGGCCTACTATGATAAGATAGTTTGTCTGCAGCTTCAGGAGAACTTAATATAGCATCTATAGCTTTATTCGTAGGAGAAGTTTTCATTTCGTTAAAAGATTCTAATCCATATTCACTTAAAACTTCATCCAATACAGATAATTTAATAGGATCGTTCATATCAACAATCCCATCGTGGCAACGAAATGACCACTCACTTAATATTTTATCTATAACTTCCATATTATGCTTCTGCTGGTGGGGTTTCTTCGGCTGGTGCTTCAGGAGCTGGTTCTTCAGCTGGTGGTGTTATTTCAGGAGCTGCGGCTGCTGTAAATGCTTCTGCTCCAGCGTCTGGTGGTGGTGGAGCTTCACCTCCGCCTAATGCTTTTTCATCTAAAGCATAACTTAATTCCAATAAATCAGCTATTGCTTGAGATCCTCTTTCAATTTCACTTAATTCCTGCATGTTATATCTTTTACCAGATATTTTTGAGGTCCAATTTTTTCTACCATCATATGTAACATAAAATTCTTGATCATTGATCAATTTAATGTTAAATGTAGTTGGTTTTGGAGCAACTAAACTAACGTCTTGAATAAAACGACCAAATGATGGAGACATTAAGTCTATCATCGTTTTCTTTAAACCAGGAAAGCGATATACTAAATACATCGCTTTCGTGGCGCGCTGTTGTTTTGCTTCCTCTTCTTTGAGGGCTTTACGAACAGCTACTTTAATATATTTCTCTAGTAAGAGTTGTTTATTCACTATCTGGATTTTGGCTATATTGAATTTCTTCTTCAGTTAGGTATTCAGCTATGCTATGCATATAATCTGAAGCTAAGGTAATATATGCTGATACCCAACCTGGTAGTTGTTGGTTAGGTTGAATTATTTGATATATTTTGGCAGCATTGTTAACCATATCTCTTAATTCACTTTTAGCCATTGTTGCTTCATGATCTTGAGTTGGGGGCCAACTTAAATGATTTTCTTTCATATTAGCAGCTACTGCTTTACGACGCTTAGATAAGTAATTATCAGTCTTATCTACTTTACCATCATTATTGATATCATCATCTTCTTGACCTACGGGGTCAAGTTTTTCTATAAGATCAAGTAGCTTAATCATGTGCGATTATTTTTTATCGTTTGCTTTTTTAGGAGCAGGTTTTTCGGCTTTAGGTTTTTCTTTAGGTTCTTCTTTCTTATCGTCTTTTTTAGCAGGAGCTTTTTTATCGTCCTTCTTTGCAGCAGACTTTTTAGGAGCTTTTTCGATAAGACCCATCATTTCTTTAACCTTTTGAGTTTCAGTTGTTACTCTACCCTCAACATTAGAAATTTGATTATCCAACATTTCAGATAATTTAGAATGAGCCATTTTAATTTTTTCTAATTCGTTAACGAATTTTTGCATGTGGGCGTATTCAGCTACAAACTGGCCGTCACCACCTTCGTTAATTGTGAAGGAACCTAAAGATTCTTTCATTTTCTTTAAACTAGCTAATTCTTTCTTAAGTTCTACTAGTGTTCCACCACTTTTAGATAATCCACCTTTTTCCATTGCTTCAGCAATTGCTAGACGAACAACGTTACGTACTTCTGTGATATTCATGATTTTGTTTTTGTCGTGTTTATGTGTATAAATATTATAGGGTTTCATCTAGATCGGATAGGCCGGTGTCGTCTTTCTTCAAGTCACGATCAATGTCGCGCATTGTATCCATTGCCCATTTGCGTTGTAGTGGTTTTAATTCACCATTGATTGCATTTTCGATGAATGGAAAAAATTCATCATCAATTAATTTATATACTTCAGCAAAGAATAATTCACGAACGCGAGCATCGTCTATATTTGATTCATTATATATCTTACTAATAGCATCATATATGAATTTACCGTATTGTAAATCACGAGGTTCATTTGATAATTTATCTACAGCACCTACAATAGCTTGGTTTTTTTCCCTATCAGCACCAAATCCTTCTGTACCTACAATCTCGTATAATCCTTTTACAATTTCATGTACTAACATTGGAAAGCAAATCGCTTTAGCTTTAATAACAAATTGTTCATTTTCCTCATCATATTCCATTTCACTTTCACCACCTTGCATTTTCTGTCCTTGTGCTAATGCAGCTAACATCATGGCAATGGCGTTTTCATCATCGTAAATACCAAATGCTAATTTTAATATTTCACTGTATTTATCTACTAATGCTGGGTTGATGTCGTTAAGATATTCTCTAAATAACATAAATCCAAAAGCACCTCTAATTGAGGCGCCTTGAGTAATACCATTAATAATACGGCGTTTTGCTTTTTCAGCTTCAGCAGGTATATTATCTATGCTTACTTCATCACCACCTCCAGGTTGAATATCTAAATCACCTAATCCAACTATTTTAGCATCAATTTTGATATTTGCATAGTCGATAATTGGATAAGCATCAGTTACCATTTGAGCAGCTACCATTTCAAGTTCATCACGATATCCATCTTCAGCCTCAATTATTTCATCTAATACAGCTTTAGATTTAGTTAAAGCTTGCATTAGATTTTTATCGCCAAGCATTTGACGTAATGATTCACCTGATTTGCCTTTTAGGGCAGTCATTGTTTGGGGTGAGAATATTTTCTCGTAATCTACTTCTAATAATTGTCCCATTATTTTTTAGATTTAAAGCGTGCTACTATCTTTTTAAGCATTTCTTCTTCGTTCATTGCTTTAGGACCAGGTTTAACATCAGGATTTCCTAATGGACGACGAGGTTTTGGCTTATCTGTACTTGGTTTACCAGGTGCTACTGCAGGTCCTGGGGATGGTTTTGGTTTGCTAGGAGCCGGAGCGTTTTCAGATAATACTTTATCAATAGCTTCGCGAATTGCTTCTTTTAATTTATTTATTTGCATTTTTCTTTTCGTTTATATGTTTACGTAATAATTCTTTAAATTCAGTTAATTGTTCAGGATTGCGCTCCATGTACTCATTTACAAGATACTGATGGATCTCTGCCAAATTGCGTTGTTGTAATGCAGATAATAGCTGAGATGGGGAGTCTAGTTGATATGCTGATTGAGGAGTAATGATATAATGGCCATTGCCTGGCTGTACTACAACTGAAGCAACTGAGCTTCCATTTGGTAGACGTATAAGGTATATTGTGCTAGATCCTACTTCTACTGAGCTTATAACTCGACCAGCATTCCCTAATATGTTTTGACGACGAGACGCTCCTCTATTATTTGCTGTAGAAACACCCCTAGCATTATTAACATTTAATTTACGAAGAATAGTACGAGGTAAATCCATAAATCCATTCATTATTCCTGCTGCTTGCATATATGCTCCTACATTTGTATTACCGGCAGCGGCAGGTGCTGCTGGTTGAGGAGCATTTGGTTGACCTGCAGGTCTACCTCTTCGTGCAACACCACCTGCTTGAGCTGCTACTTGGCCAGCAGCTGGTTGGCCTTGTCCTGTTAATTGCCTTGCTAATGCTAATGGTACATTTGCTTGATTTAATTTACCTGTTGAATCAGATACTTTAAAGCTACTTCTTGGATCTTGTAAATTAATAAGTAAAGCAGTATCTCCATTCATTACAGGACGATATATGCTATCATCTGTTATTGGAGGATTAGCTCTAATAAATGCTTTTTTAGCAGCTATAGCTCTTCTACCACCGTCTGTTTTTAGTATTCTTTGTAATTCATTACCGTTATAACTTCTATTTATACTTCTTAAATATGTAAAATATGATTGCCATGCTGGTATACTATCTATCCAGTCACCCGTACCTCTTCTTCTCCAGTTACCATTTACATCACCCCATATATAGCTAGGTCTTAAATTATTTATACTGTTTGGATCCAAACTAAACATAGAAATGTTAGGATCGTCTGTTACCATTACTATACGACCATCAGGTGTTATTCTTTTACTGTATGGTATAGCTTTTACAACAGATAATAATCCATCTCTATCTACTGTTTCAGGAATGGATTGTTGATCTAACATTCCTATAACATTGGTTTGAAGTCCTTCATTATCTTTTGAATCATTAAATACTTGTTGTACCTCTTCACTATTAAATGGTATTTTAGTTATTTTTCCATTTTCAATTTTATATGATACAAATGCATTTGAATCTAATAATATATCAGTACCATCTATATCTTTAACTATAATAGCTGAGTTAGGGTCGTTTTTAGCATTTTCAATTACTTTGTCAACTAAAGTTTTATCGATAACGTCTTCTGAGACTAGGTCGATTAGAATTTTAAATGGTATTTTATCTAATTCAGGATATTCAAGTAGATATTTTGCAGTGCGTTTATTTAATTTAATATTAGGATATTCATCATCTTCAGTATACAATCCTACTTTAATATTATCTCCTAATGTTAATAAAACAATAGATTGATTATCTTTAGTTACATATATTCTTTGATTTGACTCAAGGCCAATTTTATCTGTCTTTACAAGGAATTTTTTAAGATCAAAGGGTATATCTTGGTTAAAGATACTTAATTTAAATTTATTTCTTATTTGTTTAGCAATAGATACTTGATCTTGTTTTGAAAATTTATCTAACTGGGGTATTAAGCGCTCAATATCAATAATTCCAGTAGTTCCTGCTATTACTGTAGCAATCTGTGGATATTGAGGGAGATATTTTGAAATAAAAAGATCATTAGATATATCACTAAATAATTGAGATGTTCCTGCTCTAATTAGTAAATATTGTTTTTTAGTACTAAATGGTTCTTTTATCCATTGTTTAATACTAATAGGATTGTTTTTAAAAACTTCACTTTCTTTTTCAGACTTAGAAAAAGGAATATATTTTAAAATGTTTTTTAAATTAGGAATACTACTTAACCAAGGAATACGTCTATTTAATTCTTCCCAACTAAATGGACCTTCCATTCCCGGGTTATTAGCTCTATTGGTGAATTTATATTCACCATTATCTAATACTTGCAATGCAACAAAACTTAATTTATCACTATCGGGTAAGGCATCATTTTTAGCTAAATAAAATGTTGGATACCTATAGTCAGATCCATATCTATATCTTCCAAAATAGCTTCCTCCAGGTTGAGTAATACACCATCTACTACCCCCTTGCATTGGTTGATTAGCTCCATAGGTAATACAATTACCTTGTTTAGCACCATTCCATATAGTAATATCACCTTCACGATATACCATATCGGGAGTACTATCTTCTTCATCTTCATTATCTACTTCAGCTCCTGGAGATGCTGTAACTATTTTAATTAATTTAGATAAAGAATATTTACGTAAATCTTTATCTGTTACTTTAGGTGAATTCTTTAAAACATCAAAACGCTCAATATATTTTTTAAGTTGCTCATCACTAACCTGAATATTTAAATCTTCGGCTTCGGCTTTAAATTGAGCCATTAATCTATTTATTTCCCCTTCCTTATATTCGTTTAAAGGAAATAAATTATGAACAACGTGTAATATGAATTTATCTATTGATCTCATTATTTATTCAATTTTACTTTTGCTTTTTTAGTATTAGGTACAAATTGTTTATCTGATGCTGCTTTTTTCTTTGATGTAGCAGCGCGTTCAGCTTTAGTTAAACTATTTGCTTTAGCACGAGGCAAACAACGAGTTGTTTTATTACCTTTTTTCATTGTACCACAAGGACCAGTTATATTACCTGCTGTATCAATACGAACCCAATCTTCTTTTTTAAACCAATCACGAAGTGATTCATGCATGTCTAAATCATCTTCTTCCATTAATCCTTTACACACTTTAACAGCACGACCAGAAAGATAGGCTGATGGTTTTTCACCAGCAGCTTTACGACGATTATAATAAGCTCTACCTTTAGGGCATAGCTTTTTTTCAAATAATATTTCGTCTAATATTTCAGTTAGTTTTATCATATTACCATTTTCTACAAGACCAGTATCTAGCTTTAGTACGTGGTCCTGGGTTAGCACAATTATGTCTTGCCCTGAATGCTTTACGTCTTACAGGATTATTTTTCTTGATGTTCATTCCCTTAGCACCAAAGTTTACTTTTACAACTTTACCTGTTTTAGGATTTTTAACATATACTTTAAATTTTTTACTGTCACCACGCATTGGTTTACCTAATGGTACAGTACGACCTTGATATTTAGCTTCAAGTAAACAATCACAATCGGCCTCATTAAGTTCTTGTTGATATGATTCCATAAATTCAACAAATTCTCTTATATCATCAGCATTTTCAACGTCGTATTCTTCTATTTGATCACTATTATCGTAATCACATTTATGGCAAATATAAGGTTCTTGTCCTCCATCTGCTAATTTCCATTTCCATCCACACTTTCCACATTCAATTTCACCACCTATAATATCTTCATTTAATATATCTAATAATTTAATCATAGTGTTTTATTTTGCGTGCCACCAATTACAACAATACTCGTCTGCGGGGGCAGGGATTTTAGCATCACCATCGTGCCACTGCAACCAGTATTTGTTATTACATAAGTTACCTTTTTCAACCCAATATTCACAGTTAGCACACATTGAACCACCTTTAGTTACACGCATTCCTGGTTTATGGTCTGCTGGATATTCTGCTGGGCCTTCTTGGAGTGTAAGTAATTCGAGTAGACTATACATTAATTTTTTAGTTTAGTATTTTCACTGGATAGGAATTCAACCTTAACACGTAGTTCAGCTACTTCTGAAGTAAGTTTTAGCACTAGATTTCTTAAATCATCTTTTTCCTTAGAAGATGCTTCCAATAATGCTTCTAATTTGGAGATACGATCTTTGCAATCGTGACGAATAAAGTCGTCATCTTGTTCTCTACGCATTGCTCTTTTTTCATAATATCTAAAAGCGGTAGTGCCTCCTAAAACTGTTATTGCAGTAACTAATACTGACCATAAGTTGCTATTCTCCATTATATTTAGTAGGTTGATTTAATTAGTAAATCATTACCTATAAATATTAAGAACTAATATGCTCTTTAAGTTTCTGTATGTACTCCTGTAGTTCTGTGGTGATTTTTTGCTTGTCTACACCCTTACCAGCCCATTTCTCAACATCGCCAGCTTCGGTAACAAAACTTTCATTGTTGTCGTTTAGTGCTAATTCTAACATAACGTCTTCTAAATCTTTAATATGGGCTTTAACACCACCCGTTACTAAACCACGAGCATATGCCTCGTATTGGCCTGTGAGTTTAAGTTTAGTTTCCATTAATATAACACAATCGAAACATGTTTTGTGGATAGGCCACATTTTTTTATTCAACTTGTCACCCTTCATAGCGTTACCGCATTTAGGACAGGTAAGTGGAAGATGAATAGATTCTTTTAATTTATCGAAGCGCGTAACCGTTTGTTTAATACCATTTTTAATTGTCCATTGCTTACCATTCTCATCCCACACATCACCTTCTTTATAGTCAGTCTGGGTTTTAGAATAGCCAATTTGGGTTGTTGTTTTGGCTGTATAGTCTTTAGTAATGATGTTGCGCATTCTTTGCACATCTTTACCTTTAAATTCGCGCTGTAACATTGATTCACTCATAACTTATTGGTATATTTCTTTATGTTGTTTGCCGAAATCTCTTAATAAGATTCCTGCTTTAGCGTTTGCTTCGTTTTCTATATCACTTCCTGTTTTTCCACTTTCGTAATTAATACGTCCGTCTTCGTCTTGCTTACGGTGTACTAATTCATGTGCTAGTGTTCTTAATATATCAGCCATGTTTCTATTTCCGCAATACACCCATATTTTATTAGCATTCGGATCAAAATAACCAAAACTACGTTTCTCTTTAGCAGCCGCATTATCGTATGAGAAGGTTAAGTTACGTGGAGGTTTTTGTATTTCCAAGTTTTTAATCGCATACTTTACAAATTCACCTATAGTAGCGGTTTCGCTTTCGTTTAGTTTACCTTCTTTTAAAGGCCAGGGTTTAGGACCTTCTAAATCTAAAACACCCATTAACACATTGGGTGTTTTACCTAATTTTTTATAATCAGCTAATATACGACTACCGTATGTTAAATAATATCTGTCTTTATCATAATTTAAAATCATAGGAGGACCACTGATTTCACCATCAGCATCTTCATGATTTTTATTTTCTAATTTATCCCACATATCATCAGATAATATTACCATGTTACCTACTGTAAATGCATATCTTACATCTGGGATAGGTATATTAAATACTTGAGCTGTATCTTCAACATCTGCCTCTCTAGATAAGACATAATCAGCAAACATATCGTCTTGATTCTGATATTTTCTTTCAGCTATTGGAGCTGTAGGTGGTACTGCAGGTTGTGGTTCAGGCTGTGGTTCGGGTTTAGGTTCTTCTTTAGCCTTTTTACCCATTGCTAGTAGAAAATCAGCTACTTCAACCCCATCAGGTAAGAATTTTTTAATTTCTTCCTCATTGCCATCGCGTATAGCTTGTCTAAGATCAGTAGCATTTAAACCACCAAAATTACCAGCATCAAATATTTTTGCGTTTGGAAACTTACTTAAATTTTTATACCTACTCTCTTCACCTTTACCGTAAGCAGCATATACTGTTAATTCAGGATTATTTTCTACAAAATCATATACATCTCTAACAGGGGTAACAGCTGATACTCTTAATTCAACTTTATCACCGTCTACTAATTGGTCTTTATATAATTTCCAAGCAGCAACACTTTCATCAGGTGAAATACCATCATGTATTTTAGGTGAAATTAATACCACTACTTGATCTGCCTTGTTAAGTAGTTGTTTTACTACACTAAAATGACCTTTATGTGGTGGTTTAAATTTGCCTGGGAATAATGCTATTGTTGGTTGGTCTTGTTCTAATAGTAATGATACAAGGTATCTGCCTAAATTTGTTTCGCTTAATGTATTATTCACTTTATCTAATGATTTTTGTTTATTATCGCCCTTAGGTGTACCTACTTCACCACTTTTAATAGATACCATCGAATTAAAAATGCCTTTAATGCGATTTTTTGAGCGTGGGTTTTTTACCTTAGATGATATATCATTTAATAGATCCTCGAAGCTACCATCTATTTTGTAATTAGTAAATAGCTGCTTAATATTGGACCAATTACTAGTTTTCCATACTTCGGTACGATCAACTTCTTTAAAATTATCTAACGTTACGATACGCAGTGTTAATCCGGCGCTCGATAAATTAAATTCATATTCTTGATTTGCCTCAAGTTCAGGTATATTTTTAATACCCATACGAGCAAATATTGATTTAGGATCTTCCTCTAAACATATTACTTTAGCTAATCCTAATAATAATCCTTGTATTTCAGCAGGATAATCTAAAAATTCTTTCTTAAATTCAGCTTCATCATCACTTATAGAAACTATATTGTCTATTTGAACATATTCACCTGGTTGGCCTTCTATAGGGTGTAATATAGTGATTATTTCTCCTGTGTTTAGATATTTTTTACCTTTATATTTTTCACTTTTAAAAGGAACTATAACATTATCTGGTAGGTCAGATAAAAATTTAGCTAATTCTAATTTAATATTTTTTTTATCTGTTGCTTCTAAATTAACGATCAAATCAATATCACCAAAGTCTTCTTTAGTACTTGTATTATATGAGCCTGAAACTTTAGCACTTTTAAAAGCTGGGAATTTCTTTAGTATTCTATTAATATAGGAATCAACAGTTTTAGCAACTGATCCTCTAGTAATTCTATTTCCACCTGCTGAACCTGACATTTATTAAATTAATTTAAAATTATTATGATTCTGGTTTTCTTATTTAATTTTATTAAACATTTGTTGTAATTTAGCAGGAGCTACTTTTGCGTCTCTTGATTTTTGATCTACGTTAACAAGTACGATTTTATTTGGATCTATATTCTTTGCTTTAATATAATAATTACCATTTCCTGTAATACCTAGTTTTTTAATAAAATCATTAATATATTTTTGATCAGTTGTATATTGGGATAATAATTCTTCTAATCCACTTTTTGTTAAAACAGTATTTGGATCTCCAATATTTTCAGAAGGTTTAGAGGTAGTAGCTTCATATTTTTCAAGATATTGATCTAAAACCTTATCAATATCTCTTGGGTCTTTTTCTTTTCTTGCTGTAATATTTGAAAGTAAAATTGGAATAGGAGCATGTAAAAGTACATGTTTTATATCAGGAATATATTTTAAAATATCATCGTTTACACTATCAAAAATAACTTTTTTCCAAGGTCCTTTTTTATATTCTTGAGCCATATACCATGCTCTTGCATCTTTTGTATCTTCAATATACGTGTCTTCATATGGATTTTCAGGAACATTTTCACCTGCTTTACGATATAAGCCTGAAACAATTCCTGGTTCTTGATTTTCTATTGACCATTTCCTAATATTAGGATGATCATGTTTTAATCTTCTTTTTTGTTCTTCCTCTCCCTTACCAAACATATCACTATCTATCTGGACCCATTGATTTGGGTCAGTAGCTTTATAAAAAGGAACAGCTTTTAATACTTGAGCAGCCATAGATTTTCCTGCAGATGAGGTTCCATCAATTAGTATAGCGGTTTTATTTTGGGCTATTTCTTTTAATATATCTAATAACTTAATCATTATGCTTTTTCTTTTTGGTAAGGAATTAATTTAGAATTATCAGGTAAGAATTTACCTTTTAATCCTAATCTATCTTGATTACCAATCCAATATTTTTGTAAATTCTCTGGTATATCGGCTCTAGTTGAATCAAGTATTTTAAGATATCGATCCATGATAGAATTATATTCTTCTTTAGATATATTTTTCCTCATAAAATCTTCTAACTTAAAATAATTATCTAATGTATCTTGAGTTAAATTAAAGCCATATAATTGATTTAATAAATCAATAGCTTCTTTAGGATTAGATGCTTCTTGTTGACCACTTTCTTTATCAACTACACCTGTAGTGTGACCAAATGATTTACCTTTATTAGAGAATAAAGCTAACATTAATTGTGTACGGTGTAAACCTTTAACATTACCCTCATATGATTGGGAATAGTAGCTAAAACGTAACCATTCAGGATTACCTACATTGATATCAGTTTGAACGGCTTTACCTATTTTTTCACCATTAGGTCCGTACTGAGGTATAGCACAAAATATAGAGCCGGCGCCCGATGCTTTAAGATCTACTTCAACGTCAGGTAATGAATCGTTAATTTTATCTCCAATTAATACAATCATAGCACGTAACTGAAGTTTTTCAGGTGATGCTGTTCTAGCTTTTTTAGTAAATTGTGCTAATAATTCGTTGTATTTGTTTTCATCTACACCCCAACCTTTAAAGTCAGGTTTACCACCAGGGAATATATTTTTAATATCATATGATAAATCAATATCGCCTGATACTGCTTTTTTACCGGCTGATCCTAATTTTTCAAATGATGTGAATGTAGATGCTTTAGCAGGGAATATTTTAGATAATTGCTCTACAAATTTTTCAATTGTAGGTTCAATATTATCTTTTTCAATTGAGTCTGTAGTACCGAATACGTTACCACCTTCTTTTAGTATTTGCTTAGCTAGGTTAAGTAATTTGATCATAATTAAACATAAATAGGTAGCATGGACAGTCCAAGCTACCTATAAATATTTGTTAATTTATAATTATTGTCCCTTAAGTGGAAAGCGAGTCCATCCGTTGATCCATGATGGTCTTGCTAAGGCTTCCATTTCTAATTTAGTATATTTTACCTCTTTATTGCCTTGAGATAATGCTTTTTCTTTCATATTAACTGCGGTAAATGCTGTAGATGTAGATCTGAAGTTTAATAGTGGATCGAATGATTGTACTTCGTTATTTTCAAACTTGCTAATACCATCTTTATAGGCTTGAGCTGTTTCATTTGATTCAATACTAAATCCACCTTTTTGATATCCTAATATTTTAGAATTAGTCATTGTGAATTGAGTGGCTCTTCTCCATCTCAAACCTAAGTTATGGTTTGCTAATGAAGCAGCATCAAATGGTCCAACCAATACCATACCTATTAATTTAGGATGTGTAAAGGGTGTTGCAGGTGAGCCTGTACCATCATTGTCGCATTCTACACCATTGCCTGCATCGCCGTTATCTACAAATTGAGGATCACGCTTTGATACACTATTTGTTATAGTTCCGGTGTAGCCAAAATCAAAATCATAATCATCATCGGCTGTAGCGAATGCGTATAAATTTTTAGCATTTACAGTACCACCGAAAAATTCAAATGCATCGTCATTAGCATATACTGTTTGAACATGTTCAATTACAGTACCACTACCTACAGCACCTAATGTCAAAGCGTTAATTTCTGAATTTGGTAAAGCAGCTATACCAGCATATTCAATACGAACATACTTTAATATTCCACTATTATCAGCATCATTTATACCACCAAATGCTCTACCAATACCACCTTCAATAGTTGGTTCTGATGATCTATTGGTTTTAGCACGACCTAAAATTACAATACCACCCCAATCACCAGGAGACCTCTCGCCAGCGTTTTTACCTGAGGTGAATATGATTGGTTTTGCAGCTGTACCTTCAGCTATAATTTGGGCTCCTCTTTCAATACACAGGGCACCTTTTTCAGCAATATCACTTACAATAGTAGTGCCAGGTTGGATAATAAGTTTAGCACCATCAGTTACATATACATAACCTTTTAATGTCCAAACTTTGTCTGATGTTAATGTGGTTGTTGTGTTAATGTTACCAACCAATGTTGTAGTTGAAGGTACATTGATGGGTTCGGTGTTACCTCCTAATTCTTTTGTGCAACTAAAAATACCAAAAATAAGTACTAATGCTAATAATTTTTTCATAAATTAAAATTGATAGTTAATGAGACTGTTTGTTCGTTGTTTGTTTTAATTAAATCGCCTTTTGTTTTTTGATAATATATTGATGATTGAGCGAAAACATCGTTTATTGCAACCTTAATTTCGCCTTTATTTATTTTTCTTAAGTATACTACATCTAAAATATTTCTACTATTTTCAAATATGTCTGCATATCCTTGAAAACCAACGGCGGATAATCTATCTCCAACACGGTTGTATGTAACATTTAGTGTGTTTTTATCTTTGTGGAAATTTAAACCACCATTTACAATATAGTTTGATTGACCTTGTAGTTGGCGTTTAATC